AAATATGAAGCTGCTCCTGTTCATGGATTTGTTAGAAACGTAGCAGCAGTCGATGTTGCTTGGGGTGGAGGCGATGCGTTGTCGATGCCGATATGTAGCGAATATGAAAATGGGGATTGTCCATTAATAGATGCAGTTCACTTAGATGCACCGAAAGAAGTAACTATTCCTCTGGTTGTGAATAAGATTATAGAGCATCATATAACACATTGTCATTTTGAGGCGAATAATGGTGGAGATATGTATGCAGAGAAAGTAAAAGATGAGCTTGAAAGTCAAGGATATTATTTCTGTAATATCACATGGAGTAAAGCTCCGACTAATAAAAGTAAGCTAGATAGGATACTAGCTTGTACTCGGACCAATTAAAGGAGCGTTAGAAGCGAAATTCAGGCTTCTTATTTTGCCCCGTAAGCTCGTTATGTTTCATCAGATGTATAATGCCTACCTAGATGAACTGACCCATTTTAATCAGACATCGAGTTTGCAAAATAAGAAAACAAACCCAGATAACGCACCAGATGCGACTTCATTATTGTTTACCGAAGTGCTTGGAATAAAAGCTAGGATTGGAAAAGCGAAATCAACTGTCAGTCGAGAAGATTTAGGGTTGTAATTTATATAAAAATATAGTAAAATATTATTGGTATTTGACAAGGCTTAGTCATGTTAAATTACCCCCTTGAAAAGAGAGAGATTATAAAATCTTTCTCTTTTTGTATTGACAGAATTACAAAGATTGTTTACAATAAAATTGAGGTATAGTAAATATGAAAAAATTTTTGATGTGTCCTTGTTGTGGCAAAGTCAGGCTGCTCCGAGTAGTAGACGATTATGTAATCAAAAATGTATATCTTTATTGTAGATTTTGTAAGAAAGAAATATTTATAGATGAGAGCCTAGAGCCGAAAATTATAGAAATATAATTGTCGGTTTTTTTTCTTTTAGGAGAGGTGGGAAGTGTAGATGTATGGAGATGGAAGGCAAAAAATTTATAATGATACTCCTATAAACAGGAATACCATTTTGCAAATCCTTCAAGATGCTTGGAACATACACGAACAGAATGTAGCTGATATGAAATATCTTATCAGATTTTTCAAGGGCAAACAAGATATTCTAAAAAGAGCTAAGGCAAACAACTCTGAAATAAATAATAAAGTAGTGCTAAACTATGCGAATTCTAGTGTAAGGAATATAGTTGGATATACATTTGGAAAGCCGATACAGTTTATCCCAAGAATTGGAGATAATAAAGACCAGATAAAACGATTAAGTGATATTTTTGAATATGAAAATGCTTATACAATAGACAATGAGGTGGCTTTCGATGCTTCCATAACAGGTCTAGGATATTTCTGTACGTTACCATCTAGCGAAATCACATCTGATTTTATGCCTGAAATTCCAATAAAACTAGCCAGCTTAAATGCAATGAATACTTTTGTTATACAATCTGCAAGCATAGGAGAGCCTGTAAGACTAACCTGTACTTATTGGGTTGATAATAATGCTGCTGACAAAAATATATATACATACTTCACAGCGTTTACAGAAACAGAGGTTTATACAATAAAATCTAGGGCGAATGGAAGTCTAGCTGCGTTGACAACAGATAATGAAATCTTAGAAGATGTAAATGTTTTAGGTATAAATCCTATACAGCAAGTATGGAATAACAAGTTCCTAATGGGAGATTTTGAGGTTGCGATAAGTGTACTAAATGCACTAAATCAGATTGCATCTGACAGCTTAAATGATGTTGAAAATGTAATCAAGAGCCTACTTGTTATTATAAATTCAGAACTTGATAAAAATACGACCGAAGCTGTAAGAAGAAATAGAGTATTGGAACTTCTTGGAAGTCCACGGAACACAGGTAGATGCAAAATTTATATACCAGCAGCTTGATGCCTTAGGTATCAATAATATCCGTGAGTATTTAGAAGAAGCATATATGACTATTATTGGAATTCCTGATAGAAAGACTAGAGGCGGAGGCGGAGGCGATACAGGAGATGCAGTTAAGTTAAGAGATGGTTGGCAGGACTTAGAAATCGTTGCCAGAATAAAAGAAAGCTATTTTAAAATAGCGAAGAAAAAGCAAATAGCAGTTGCTATCAGAATTCTTCAAAAAGCTGGGGAAATTGGTAGTGAACTGAAAACAATAGATGTAGATGTGCGATTTAGTAGAAACAAAACAGACAACATTCAGAGCAAGGCACAAGCGTTTGCGACATTCAACGGTACAAAGACTATTGCACCAGATGATGCGTTAGAGTTCGTAGATGCAACAAACAATGCGATTGAGGTTATTGAAAGAGGTCAAGAATTCTGGGAGAAAAAAGAACGTGAAAAATTAGAACTGGAACTAGAATTTAAAAACAAAGCAGCAGAGGCACAGGCGAAACGTGATGAGGCTAAGGCAAAAGTAGAAATAGCAAATAGAAAGAACGAGCCTACATCTCTTACTGGACCTCGGAACATTTAAAAATCAACCTCGGTCAGTCCAAGAATAGACAGAAACAGATAGTAAAGCAGTAATGCTATTATTATAAATTGCTAGTTCCATCTAGCCATAAAAGGGATAGGTTTGCATACGTTTCCTAGCGTATGTTGCACAGGAAAGTGCTATAATCTTAACCGAATGAAAGGAATTGAAATTATGAATGAGGAAGAAATCAAAGCTCTCGTAGGAGAAGCGAACTACAAACAAGGAATGACAGCAGCGGAAATTAGTGCCGCAGTAACAGCCAATGCAGCAGCGACAGCAGCAGCAGAAGCAGAAAAAACATTATTAGCATCTGGAAAATATCTTAACAAAGACATGGCGGAGGCTAATACTAAGAAAATCCAAAAAGAACTTGATGATGCAAAAGCGAAACTTCAAAGCACGATGACAGATGAAGAAAAGCAAGCGGCTATTGATGCAGAAGCTCAAAAAAGAATTGATGAATTAGAGGCAGAGTTAAAAGTGAGCAAACTTGCAGGCAATAAAAGTAAGGCTGAAACTCTAATGTCAGAGGCTAAAGGATTAGCTGGAATTACTGAAAAGGAAACAAAAGATTTTGAAGCGTTTATCGACCATATCACTTCTGATGATAACGAAAGAACAGAGAAAACAGCAAAATCTATAAACGATTTAGTAAAAAAGGCATATGAAAAAGGAGTGGCAGATGCCACGAGAGGAAAACTTCGGAGGCATGGGTAATTTCAAGGCTGGCGGAGGAACAGGCGATAATGATAATGACGTTGAAGCCGCAGCAATAAAGAGAGCGGAGGAACTAGCCAAAGGTGCTATTGGTCCGAAGCCTACACATAGTTATTTCGAGAAAAAATAATAAAAGGAGGAAATAGAAATGTCAAGAAATTTAGTGAAATCAGAACAATTCCCTAAAGTTCCTAAACAAATATTGATTAATGACAGAGTATCTATGAACTTTGGAATTCAGGTATCAGACACAGGTGTAACAGCCGTGAATGGTAGAAAGATAGTTAAAGCAGGGACACCAATGACAGGCGATTTGGTAACTCGTGCAACTGCTTTCACAAAAGCAACAGGAGCAGATGCAAAAGGTATCCTATTGCATGATGTTGACGTAACAGAAGGACCATGGAATGGTGTATTAATAACACTTGGAGCTGTTGACCTATTAAAATTAGATGCCGATGTAGTGGCATTGCTTACAGCTGCGGTTAAAACTGCGTTGCCAGCAATAACATTTACAGAGGGAAGATTATAAAAGAAGGAGGAAAAAGTAATGCTAACAATATTTGATTATTTTGTAGCGAAAGCTATCGCTGCATATTATAACACAGTTGGAGCTGAAAAGGGATTGCCTCCATATCTTGGAGAAGAATTATTCCCTAACAGAAAACAACTTGGGTTAAATCTAAAATGGATAAAAGGAGCTAAAGGTATTCCTACTGTATTAAATCTTTCTGCGTTTGATGCGAATGTAATCAAGAAAAACAGAATTGGATTTGAAGCAGTAATGACTAAAATGCCTTTCTTCAAAAACAATATGCTTATAGATGAGGAGTTAAGACAAGAACTTCTAATGGTGTTAGAAAGCTCTAACACAGAATTCATCAATATTATATTGAATAATATATTTGATGACGTGTTGCATTTATTAGAAGATGCAGCCGTAACAAGGGAAAGAATGAGAATGATGCTTCTTTCAACAGGAACAATAGTAATGGCAAATAACGGAATGGAGTATAATTATGACTATGGTTTAGCACCAGAGCAAAAACCTTCTGCTGCAATCATGTGGAATAATGCAAACTCTGACCCAGTTAATGACATCATAGCGTGGCAAGACTATATGGAAGAAAAAGGATATGGTAGACCATCAAGAGCTATCACATCAAGAGCTGTTATTAGAAACCTAATGAGAAATCAAGAAATAAGAGAAACTATCTCAACTATGAGAGGTGGACCTTTAACTATATCTGAAAGCGATGTTCTTGCATATCTATTAGAATATGCTAAAGTAACCGTGGTACAATATGATAAAGTATACGGAGATGAAGAAGGAGTAATCCAAAGATTTATCCCAGAAGACTTGTTCATATTAATTCCAGACGGAAACTTAGGAAACACAGTTTTCGGAACAACACCAGAGGAAGCAGACCTAAGAGGTGGAGCAACAGAAGCACAAGTTGCAATCGTAGACACAGGAGTTGCTATAACAACTTCTAAGAAAATAGACCCAGTAAACGTAGACACAAAAGTTTCTATGATATGCTTGCCTTCATTTGAAGCTGCTGACCAAGTTATAATCGCAACAGTATTAGAAGACTAAGATAGAAGGAGGAAATTATCATGGTAACATTGCAAAGAGGCAGAGATGAAATAATGAAAGTATCTGACGGAACATATAAGATATTCAAAAACACATACGCAAGAGCTGGGTATAAAGTTGTAGAGGGAGAGGTATCACAGCCAGAAGCAGTAGAGCCAGAAGTAATAACTCCTGAAACACCTATAACACCAGAAGTTCCAGAGGAAGCACCTAAAGTTGAGGATATAAAGGAGGAGGAAGCTCCGCCTGCAATCCCTGACGTATTAGATGTTGAAGACAAAAAGCCAGAAGCTCCAAAAAAAGGAGGTAGTAAATAATGATATATGTAGTAAACGGAAAACCTTATATCAAGGTTGCAAACTATCTTAAAGAAGTCGTTATTGAAAAGAAAGGCAAAGATGATATAGATGTAAAATTAGTTCCATCTACAAGCACACTAAAAGAGGAAGACAAAACAATATTGCTTAATGTAGATTTTGCTAAGTATCCACCTATATCAGCTAAAGAATATGTAGAAAGTAAGCAAGTTAAATCTAACAAGCCTGAAATGCCAAGTTTAGATAAGACTGAATAATCGTGGAAGGAGGAGATTAAAGTGATGAAGTTTGAAGATTATATCCTAACTGATGAAGGAAAAGATATGATAAAAAAACTAAAAACGAAGTTGAGTGCTAGAGATTTCGATGTTCCAGAAGGCGAAACTGTTGATGCAGTTTTATTGGAGGAATTAGAGAGTGCAATCGAAGCTGTCAACGAACGTAGACACTTTATATCTACTCCTGAAATGTTATTTGAGCCAAAGTACAATAGCATTGTACGCAGGTTAGTAATAACCTCAATTTCTAAATATGGTGCAGAAGGTCAGACTTCACATAACGAGAACGGTATCGCTAGGAGCTATGAAAAGGGTAGTGAATATCCTGAAAGCATAATGAATAGTATCGTTCCACTTGCGAGGGTGTCTAGTTTATGAGAAGTTTAGTAAGAAACAAGCGACCTTTCTATCTATGTCAGAAACAAGAAGATGGTTTCTTTGGAAAACCGATAAAGCAAAAACTCAATTACCAGCCTGTCCATAGTATTGCGGAAAGAATGGTAATGGGAGAAGATTATAAAAAGCACATGAAAATCAAATGCACACTAGAAGAAGGTAAAATTTATAGTAACGGGGATAGACTGTATATTTATTCATCTCCCCCAGAGCAGACTAATTATTTTACTAAAATGACTTTAGTATCAGGATATAGAAACAGCCTACCATTTATTCCACCTAATACTGCTGTTGGAGCAAATCTTCAACATTCAATTCCAAAATTTATAACTTTAAAGGCTGGAAAATATAGATTAGATATGGAAGATATGGTAGTAGCTGCATCTGCAAATAATCATAAAATAGTTTATTACATCTGGAACGCAAACACAGGAGCTATTATTAGAGGTAACTTGCAGATGCAAGGTGGCAATATGGTAATCATTGAGGATAACTATTGGGATTTTGAATTGCTAACAGAAACAGATATTTATATACATTTTGGCAATTATATAAATCCTACAACAGTAACTCAATGGGCGTTACCATCAAAAGATACTGAAATTTTAGGATTAAGAATAGTTAGACCTGACGAAGAATTTGACCCTTTAGCCGAAGATGCCGATTATGTTGTATATGGAGAGCCTATGGATACTCTAAATCAAGGTCATATAGATATAAGGAAGTTGAGTGCTGCTGATGAAAACAATTAAAGTACCATTATCAATCGAAGGAATAAAATCCCTTCAATCTCGTATAGAAGAAGTGAAATCAGGATTAGTAAAAGCAAGTGAAGAAGCAACTTTAGAACTTGCCTTGATGGCTAAGTCTGAAATCGAGAAAAACTATAATGAAACAATCTATACAGATGGTAACGATGATGTGGAAGTTTTCATAGAAACAGAAGGCACGAAGACCAAGGTTGGAGTAAGAGGAAGCCAAGTGTTTTATAGAGAATATGGAACAGGTACAAAAGGAGAGCAAAGCATGAAACCTCCTACACTACCACCGTCTTGGCAATACAACAAAGGAAAAACTGTAAGAATTGCAACTGAAAAAGTAGAAGAAAAAGTAGGGCTATCAATCGGTACTCCTTACTGGACATATAAAGATAAATCTGGAAATCTTGTTTTTACAACTGGTATTCCAGCAGGTGCAGAAGTTTACAGAGCAAGAATGAAAATCCAAAGCATGAAAAGGGATATTGCATTAAAGAAAGTAGGTGGTGTCTTATCACAAATTTAGTAAATCAAATCATAAAAGATTTAAGAGAAGTATTTGTAGACCCACTAGGATATGAAATGCTTACTGGGGAGATAATATTATTAGACTATTCTGACACTATAATTAAGCCAGCATATGATGAATTGCCGAAAGCTAGTTATCCATTAATAACCGTACAGGAAATTGAGAATGTAGAGAACACTAGATTTTCAGATAATGTCGGTACAATAGAACACGTTTCTAACAATGGATACCAAATTGACATAATGTCAAGGAGGAGAAAAGAGTTTGAAGCAACAGAAAGTGTACTGTTTATGAGAAGCGTAGTAAATGATTTACTAGGTGGACCAAGGTACAAAATGACTAGAATTGATAATCCTCTTACACAGCCACTATCGGAAGATAGAACTGTATTGAGAGCAATCGCTAGATATATTTGCAGCATAGACCTTGACGAAAACACGATTTATAAAAGAAATTATTAAAGAAGGAGGAAAGGATTATGGCAGCTATAAATTTATCAACAGCAGGAATACACTTGCGTTATGCAGTAGAAGATGTCGTTGGTACTAGACCATCTGCACTATCTGCTTATAAAGACCTTGTAGGAGTAAAAAGTATTCCATCACTAAATCCAGCACCAGATACGCTAGAAACAACTGACTTAAATCAAACAGAATATAAAACATATATTGATGGTCTTAAAGACCTAGGAGGAGCGTTAGAGTTCACATTCAATATGACCGAAGACTTAATAGCTCTATGGGAAACTCTTATGCAAGAATATGAAGCAGGAAAAGCATCAGGAAAAAGAACTTGGTTCTGGATAGATATTCCGAAGCTAACACAAGGAATGTTCTTCCCTCGGAAATCCATCAAACATGGGTATTCCAGAGGCAGGTGTAAACGCAGTTCTTGAAATCACTAACTATATTACACCAATAGATGCTCCTGTAAAAGCAACGAAACCTGTATAAGTTTAATTATAATACTACCGTAGCGAATATTAGTTTTCTGCGGTAGTATGTAATAAATATTTTCAGAAAGGAAATGTAAATTAATGGGAAAGAAGATTAAGTTTGAAAAAGATGGAGAAAAATATGTACTAGAATACACAAGAGAAGCAGTACAAGTTATGGAGGCACAAGGATTTTCACTTAGTGAGCTAACTAAAAAGATGATGACAATGTTACCAATAGCTTTCAGGGGATTATTCTACAAAAATCATAAGAATGTTTCAGGAAGTTTTATAGACGAATGTTATGACCTATTCGGAGATAAAAAGCAGTTAATGGAAAGTATTGCACTTATGTTGGCAGACACATATAATGGACTAACAGAGGAAAATAAAGACGAAACAAAAAACATCAAGTGGGAGATAGAGTAGAGCAGGTCTTCCGATTTACAGATGTATTCAACGAATTAAGTCCATATTTTATAAGTATTGGTATGACCTACGACCAGTTTTGGAGAGATGATGTTGATATAGCAAAACATTATTTCAAAGCATACAAGATTAAGTTAGAAAGAGATTTAGACACAATGGAATGGACAGTATGGAAACAAGGATTATATTTCTACGAAGCCTTATGTTATGTTTCTCCGATACTAAATGCAATGGCAAAAAAGAACACTAAGCCTCTACCTTATCCTTCCGCACCACATGGCAAAGAAGAAGAAGTAAGAAAGTATCAGGATAAGCAAAGTAAAAAAGAGCCTACTGACCAAGAGCAAGAAAACGAGAGATTGAAAGCAATTTGTTTCTTTAATGCTTGGGAAAGAGCCACTACAAAGCAGTTCAATAAAGATAAAAAGAAGTAGGTGGAAAAATGGAAAATTCAGGCGATGAAATTTTTATAGAGTTTGAAAGCATGGCTGACAACGCTGCTAGTGGTATTGATACCTTATCAGCGAGCATTGACAATTTGCTAACCTCTCTTACATCAGGGCTTGCAGGATTACGAGAGTTCAGTTCTACTCTATCTGAAATGCAGAGTGTTTTATCGAGTGGATTTTCTTTTGATGGATTAGAACAAATTACTAATTCTATTTCTGAATTAAGTAAAGGAAACATCGAAGCTATAAATAATAATTTCAGTATGTTATTTAATTTGCTATCAGACTTGCATGGCGATAACCTAGAAGCCATAACAAGACAAAGCATGATTTTAACATCTGAATTAGATGCGTTGAATATTACGTCAGAAGGTCTTGCAAAAGGCTTTCAAGAGTTTGCAGATAACGCAGATAGGGCGGGCAATGCCGTTCAAGATGCTGGGGCAAAGACCCAGAAAGCGAAGGGTTTTTTTGATGGGTTTTTTGGTGGTCTTACAATAGGAATTGCAAAGATTTTCGTTCTAATTAAGGCTATGGAAAAACTAGGAAAGACTATTGGCGGATTAGTAAAAGAAAGTACAGCTTTTATTGGAAACTGGAATATGTTTAATGCTATTATGGGAGATAGTAGAGATGCAGCTCACGAGTTTGTAAATACGTTTAGTCAGGCTCTAAATCTTGACCCATCTTCTGTAATGAAGTATGCAGCAACCTTTCAACAGTTAGCCCAAGGTTTTGGGGTGGCGAATGATAGGGCTTTTATTATGTCCAAAAATCTTACACAACTTACATATGACATGGCTGCGTTTACACAGATACCTATTGAGCAAGCTATGCAAAAATTACAAAGTGCTTTTACAGGTCAATTAAAACCGATTAGAGATATAGGTGTGGCGTTAGACCAAGCAACATTACAGGAAGTAGCTTATTCTCTAGGTATTGAGAAAAAAGTATCTGCAATGACAAAAGCACAAAAAACTGAACTTGTTTATTACCAAATAATGAAAAGTACACAGCATATGCAAGGAACTTTTGCGAAAACATTATGGCAACCTCAAACTGCCTTAATGGCGTTAGAGCAGTCATTCAAAGCAACCGCAAGGGCTGTGGGTAATATATTCATACCAATATTACAGCTAGTTTTGCCAGTTGTCATGGCTATAACAAGAGCTATTCAATATCTTGCTAATTTACTTGCAGGATTATTAGGTTTCAAACTTCCTGATATGTCTGGGGCAGCAGCAAGTGCAGGAGCATTAGCTGATGGCATGGAAGATGTAGCAACGGGTGCAGGCAATGCAAATAAAGAACTTGATAGAATGTTGCAAAAATTTGATGATTTGAATGTTATAAAATTTGATACTGGTGCTGCTGGTGGTGCAGGCATGGGAGATATTGGAGGAGGTTCATTAGGTATTGAACTTCCTGAATATGATGCTCTTGCTGGATTAACTGACCAAGCAGAAGCAATTATAAATAAATTGAATGATATGTTTAAATGGCTTTTCTCTGATGTTGATTTTACCGCTCTGACTGATGCTTTCAAACAAGCAGGAGAAGCAATTATATATACTTTTGAAGGTGTGGGTAAAGTGTTAGCTGGATTTGGAGAAAGGTTCTTCAAGCCTATTCTTACCTATGCTTTGAATACTTTTGTTCCTGAATTTATAAATATATTTTCGGGATTACTATTGTCGATAGATTGGAATAAAATAGCAAACGCTAGTAATGTTTTATGGGATACTTTAACTAGAGGTGTTCAAAAAGCAGGAGATTTCATGCTGTGGTGGTGGGATATTCTTGCTGATATTGGTGGTTGGTTTATGAATAATGTTGTACCAGCAGGAATAGAAGTTATAGCTGGTGCGTTCTCAATGCTAAATTTTGTAATAGATACTACAATGGGTATCTTCCAGTTTTTGTGGACAAACGCATTAGAGCCTATTTATAATTTCTTGAAAGTAACTTTAGCTCCTGTTCTCGAAGGTATAGGACAAGGATTTAGAGAATTAGGAGAGGCACTAGAATATGTCGGAGGTAAGGTTAGAGATTTCTTAGATTGGTTGAACGAACTTCTTGCTCCTGTAAGAGCTATTATAGATAGATTTACTGAATGGGTAAAAGAAAATGAAACAGTACAAACAGTTTTGAATAATTTGGGTAGAGTTATAGGCTGGATACTTGGTATTCTAGCAGCCTTAGCCGCAATTCTAGGAGTTGTTGCCATAGTTTCTGGTGTAGCTGCTGTTGCAGCAGGTATCTTTGGAGCTGTCCTAGCGTTTATAACTTCTCCTATAACTTTAATTATAATAGCAATAGCAGCAGTTGTAGCAGCTATAATTTGGTTAATAAATAACTGGGAGCAACTTCCAGAAATAATAGCAGGTGTCTGGGATAAAGTCATGGAATTCTTGCGTGGTGTAGGCGATTGGATATGGGAAAATGTTATTCAACCTGTAATAGATTTCTTCGTAGGATTGTGGACAAGTATTGTCGAGGGAGTACAATGGGCTGTTGATAGTATAGTAGAATGGTTTATTGGAGTAGCAACATGGTTTTATGAAACACTTATTAAGCCTGTTAATGATTTCTTTGCTGGATTATGGGCTGGAATATTAGAAAAAGCACAAAATATGTGGAACAGTATAAAAGAAACATTCATCAAGGTAGCAACTTGGTTCTATGAAACTTTAATTAAGCCTGTAAACGATTTCTTCTCTAATCTATGGAGTGGAATACTAGATAAGGCTAAGGGAATGTGGACTTCAATAAAAGATACATTTATAGGTGTTGCAACATGGTTCTACGAAACATTGATAAAGCCAGTTAATGAATTCTTCTCTGGAATGTGGGATAGCGTAAAAGAAAAAGCAAAACGGAGCATGGGAGCGGAATTAAAAATGTTTTCTCAAATGTTACAACATGGTTCAAAGATGTATTTGCGAACGCATGGAACAAAGTTAAAGAGGTGTTCTCTACTGGTGGTGCAATCTTCATGGGAATAGTTGACGGAATAAAAGATGCGTTTAGAAATATTGTAAATAAAATTATAGAGCGGAATAAACAAAGTAATCGCAATTCCGTTTAATGCAATAAATGGTTTCTTAACAACATTGAAGAATGTTGATATTCTTGGAGTGCAGCCATTTGGTTGGGTTAAGACTTTTAGTGTGCCTGTTATTCCTACGTTGGCAGAGGGAGGTTTTCCTGCAATGGGACAGATGTTTATTGCTAGAGAAGCTGGACCAGAGCTTGTAGGACAGATAGGAAATAAGACAGCAGTAGCAAATAACAGCCAGATTATTGAAGGTATTAGGTTAGCAGCATATGAAGGTATGAGCCAAGCACTTAAAGAAAATCAAGGCGATACTCCTATCCAAGTACCTGTATATATCGGAAATAGGAAAGTATATGAAGGCTTTGGTAGGTATCAAGATAGTGAAACTAATATGTTTGGAGTACAAGTAAGGTAGGTGGTATAAATGAGTAAATTTGCAGGTTGGTATTTTAGAATTAGAAATAATTATTTTAATAATCCACTCCCAAAAAGAGAGGCTTTTCAAGTTATGCCTAGGATAGTTCAGGTAACAGATGCAGGAAGGGTTGCTAGTGGAAAATTACTTATAAAGGAATTACCGCACAGACCTACAAAACTTAATATAGAATTTCCTATAATGACACCAAAGCAATTTCAAGACTATTATAAAGACTTAGATGATATGTATTTACCTGTTGATTATTATGATGAGAGTAGAGATATGTATGTATATGGCAGCATCATGTATCATAACGATATTATATATAGACCTGTAATATATCAAGGACAACGAATGATACTGTTTGAGCCATTCAGTTTGATTGAACATTAGTAGGAGGGAATATGTTTGATTTTTCGCCAGAAGCTAAAGACCGATTGTTACAAGGAAAAGTAACTAGGGCATATTTGTATGTGTTACCTACTGATACACAGGAAGGTTTTATTATTAATGAAAGTAATTATTTAAAAGATTGGGAATTAAAGGAAATTAGATATGTTCCTAAGCATGGAATAATAGGTGGAGCTGTTGCGAAAATGGTAACAGGAAATTTCATAAATGTTGATGCTGGATTTAGTATTGAGGATAGAGAGTTTGAGCTATATATAGGAGTAGACTTAGAAACGCCAGAAGGAGAAACTACGCCTCCTACTGAATATATAAAATATGGAAACTTCCTTGTGCAAAGACCAGATAATAATAATGTAAACGATAATACCTATTTTGAAGCACTAGATTATATGGCTAGACTAAATATTAGGTGGGAAGATAATCTAACATACCCTTGTACTTTAAAACAGCTCTATGACGATTTGTGCGTGCAAGCTGGTATCATAAGTGGCACAAATAACTTCCGAAACATGAATTTTATGGTTGAAAATAATCAATTCGTAAAAGGAGAGAGCAGGAGAGATGTTTTAATCGCTATTGCAAGTATTGCGTTCACATGGGCTAGAGTTGACGAAAACAATTACATGAAGATGGATTTCAATTTAAAAACCGAAGTTGATTACGAAATAGACTATGACCAATATAAAGACAATCTAATTATCAATAAGCCATATGGTCCAGTAAATGTAATCGTTCTAAGAAACAGTCAAGTAGAGGGCGAGAATATAACTATAAGAGATGAGCCTAGTATTGCTCTTTATGGAGAAACAGAGCTTGTAATTGCAGATAATCCTTTTGCATACACACAAGCGAAAAGAGCTGAATTAATACAGGCTGCATGGGATTTAATGGGTTGGACTTATGTACCTATAAAATTGAATTCTTTAGGTTTTATATTCTTGCAATGTACTGATAAATTAAGGATTAAGACAATGCAAGGGCAGTTTTTAGATACTTATTTATTTAATCATATTGTAAATTATAATGGTGTGGTACTAGATGAGATTGAAACTCCTGCAATGACTAGAACTGAAACTAGATACCAGTTCACACCAGACCAGATAAATGCACAAAAACATACAGAACTTCTCGTAGATAAACACGGACAACAAATATTAGGTCTTATTTCTGAAACTAACGAACTAGGTGGAAGACTGACTACTGTAATCCAAAACTTAGATGGAACGCAGACTTCTATTGTGATTAAAGGTGGAAATAATAAGATATTCAACTCTCCACAGGTTTTCGGATATGAGGATATAATCATAGAAGAACTATTAGGAGTTCCACAGGGAAGCATTTTTTCTGTAAGTAATACGCAAATAGCCCAGTTTACTAATTCTAAGATAGGAGTAGGTGTAACTGGAACAGTTAGAAAAACTGGAATAGCATTGACGTTAGGTCAGGTATATACTTTGAGTTTCATGTATTCCAATTCTCTTGGTAATAATATACAATGTAATTTAATCGAGAATGAAGTATCAAGGAATATTTTAAATTCTTTTGATGCTGCATCTTTAAAAAGAGTTGAAACAACATTTACAGCCACGAGTACAATGCTTGAAATTGAATGGGTTTCTGCTGGTGTAGGGTTCTATTATACAGATTTAATGCTTAACGAAGGAGATACAGCACTTCCATGGCAGCCAAGTATTGGAGAAACAATCGGTGCTGTTGTTAGAATTAATTATGATGGTGTTACAGTTGAAAGCTATGTAGCTGAAACTATAACTAGAATAGATGCTAATGGTTTCAGAATATTAGATAGACAAAACAGAATAATAGTAAGCGTTGATACAGAGAAATTATTAGCAAGAAATGTAGAAAGTCAAGGATATACAAAGACAGGAGATTGGAAAGTATACACAATAAATATCGTTGGAGTAAATTATAAAATAGAAGTTAAGGAGGATTAGATATGGCTGGTAGCGGTAGTTTTTCTAGTAATATATATTATGGTGCAGCAAATAACCGCTGGCTAGTATTCAACTGGTGGATTATTTCACAAGACATAATAAATAATCAAACTACAATAGGTTGGGAAGTTGTTGGTGGTGGAACTGGTGGATACCACGTTTCTGGTCCGATAAGAGCAACAATAGAAGGAGAACAGGTTTTAAATTATACTGGTCGTATAAATCTGTATAGTGGAACTGTTGTCGGTAGTGGAACTAAGGTCATTGCTCATAATAACGATGGAATAAAGAATTTTACAGCATCAGCAGAAGGTGCAATTTATGTAACATCTATAAATGTTTGGGGTAGTGGTTCATGGGATTTAACTGTAATTCCACGTTATCCTACTGTAACAAATAGCATTGCAACAGCTAATATAAGAACACGACAAGTAAGCGTAAATTGGAGTTCTAGTGCAACTGCCGATGCAGTTCAATATAGTTTGAATGGTGGAGCTTGGACTGCGACATCAGGAAATCCTTATGTTGTTGTCAATCTAACACCGAATACAGCATATACAATTAGAACTAGAGCTAGAAGACAAGATAATGGATTATGGGGAGAAACATCTACTCTTAGTTTTACAACGCTAAGAGAGCCTTATATTTCTGCTCCTGCAAATATTAATTTTACATTACAACCTGCACAACTTGCATCTGGAAATAATTTAGAGCTAACAATCTACAATCCTGATAATTTTAGAATTGTAGCTGATTTAAAAACTGGGAATGTTATTAGAGCCACAAGAGAAATTGCGAGTGGTACAGCAATAAATGTTCGACTTACTCAATCTGAAATTGATGCTATTTATGCTGCTTCCCCAAATTCATCAACTATTGCTTTTAGTATTGATATTAAAGGATTTACGGGTACAACACAAATAGGAACTACACAAAATAAAACTGGTACTATAACTTTTCCATCAAACATAGACACAAATCCTACATTCACAGACTTTGATTTTGAAGATACAAATACTGATACTATTGCACTTACAGGGAATAATCAGATTATTATTAATGGATATTCAGACATACAAACTACTGTAAGTGTAGCGAATAAGGCTATTGCTAAAAAAAGTGCTTCTATGGTATCATATAGAACAATGATAGGGTCTAAGGATAATTCGGGAAACTTCTCTGATGTTGCTCCTGTGTTTATGAATATTCCTGCTGTTGATAGTTCTGCAATAGTAGTAGCTGCAATAGATAGTAGAGGATTTCAGACAACTGCAACTAAAGTTGCAACCTTTAAGAATTATTCTATTCCTGTGATAGCAAACTTCGTAGCAACTAGACAAGATGGTGCTGGACAGACAATTTATTTTGAAGTTAATGGAACTTTCTGGAATGAAGATTTTGGAGCAATAACGAATACGATTATAGGTTTTGAATATAGATATAGAAAAGGCACAGAAGAATGGCAGCCATGGTCGAGCATTATGACTGGAATAACAGTTAATCCTAATGGCACATTCAAAAACAACACAAATGGAAGTAATTATTTCCCTGATACTTTCGATAATGTTGCATACACAATTCAGGTAAGAGCTATTGATAGAATATCTAGTATTTCTGCATCTTCTGCTGTTAATAGCGGTATACCAAATGAAGCAACAAGAAAAAATCCTAATGGATATTATAGTACAGGTAAAAATAAATTCCCAAGAGCTGGCGATAATATTGCATATGATATTCTTGGAGATGTATTAATTGAAGGTAATCTATTTGCTGATAACATAGGAAAAGGTATTCATAGAGTTGGGGATATAATTATGTCTGCATCTCCTACAAATCCTAGTGCAAAATATGGAGGAACGTGGGCGGTATGGTCTGCTGGTAGAGTTCCTATGGGTATGGGAAGCAATGGAACTACAAATTACACAACTGTTGAAGCAACTGGTGGAGCTGATAGTGTAGCGTTATCTGTGGCAAATTTAGCTGCACATGGTCACTCGTTTACTGGTGGATATACTGACGTACAAGGTTGGCACGCTCATATGCTTGCTGGTGTTGCTGGTGGAGCAGAATATATCCCACCTTATTCAGCAATATCTGGAAACTATACAGACACAGGACCAAATGCAGCATACAGATATGCTCCTAATACGTTAGGAAGCGGAAATCATAGTCATAATGTTTATGGTACTGTTGCTAATAATGGTAGTGGAACAGCCCACGAAAATAGAACATCATTCCAGACTTGTTATATCTGGAAAAAAACAGCCGATTAGGAGGTAATAATATGGCGTTAAAAAAAGAAATAGAAAATGATAAAGGTATTGTTTCTAATTATCATAGGATTTCCTTTGTTGCTATTGATATTGATAATAAGAAAATAAGTGTATCTATTGAAAGTTATACTAAAGATACTATAAGAACTAGAGAAAAAGAAAATCAACAAAGACTAATTGATGCGGAAAAATTAAGAGCAGAACTAGATGCTCTAGTGGAAACAACCGAAGGAATGAAGAAAGAATTTACAGAAAAAGCCGAAGCAATAGCATTACAATGGAGAATTGAAAAGGAAAAATCTGGAAAGACAGACGAAGAACTAATGAAAGATTTTAAAATTCCAGAAATTGACAACGTGTTAGAAGACAAAATCAATTCAAATGTTGAAAAAGTTAAAGAGATGACAGACAATTTGAACAAAATGATATTAGAAGAAGACAATACAGTAGGTCTTTTTGTGGAAATAAATGTAGTTGAATTAGATTATGACGGTCAAAACATATCACTTGATGATATTTATAAAAAACTTAAAACTACTGATAAATATAGTGATGCAGAAGATATTTAATTTATTATCACAAAAGGTATTGCCTTATTTTTATAAGTGAGTTATCATTAAGTTAGGAGTGGTAATTATGAAAAGTAAAGCTGGTATCTTTTTGATAATTGTTCCCATATTAATTGTAATATTTTCAATAATTTATATTGAAATAGTGACGGATTATTTTCAGAACTTAGTTTATACTCAGAAATTTGCGGAAGTAATTTCAGATACACAATCGTTTTGTGCAGGACAAGAAGAAAAATACAATTTAGGATATAATCACGAAGAACACCCAGAGGTAATGTATATAGATATTGATAGATTTGTGTATGCGATAGATAGTCATTACGGAGTATTAGCTGTTGTTATAGATATTGACCAAGAAGTAGATGTTACTAGGAGGTATTATGACGGAACACCTGACTTCTATCCATTAGAAGATAAAGAAAATGTAAAAATTTTAAAAGATGCGTTGTATAATGAAACCCAAGGATATGTAACTTTATACTGGAAAGGAATTCCACAAAAAATTTATTTCCAGAAACTATTAGTAGACAATGACTATTATTTTATGTTAGTGGCAGTAAATAAAGATAACACGATAGAATTTTTACAATTACAAAGGTTAGTTATTCCTGTTTCGGTAGCTGGTGTAGCGTTTATTATAATTGCAGAATATACAACATGGCTAAAATTAAAGCAAGAAAAAAACAGGAGAAAGGAAGAATGAAAATGCCTAAAGAATTTAATATAATTGAATTATTCCTAAATATTGCACTAGCATCATTTGGAGGTATTGTTAAAAGACTTTCTGACCTTGAAAAAAACCCTGATAAAATGCCGTCATTAGCGTATTATATTACAGGAGCATTTATTTCGCTATTTGTTGGAATTGTTGTGTTCTTTATATGTAAACATTTTAATGTTCCACAATTCTTAACAGCAGGATTAACAGCATTGTCTGGATATTTAGGAACTCCAGTATTAGATTGGCTTGGAGATGTTGCTAAAAAAAGATTGGAAAAAGAGGCTAAAAAATGATAGAGATATTATTAGCAATTTTTTATATTTTAATAGAAAATATATGTTTTTGCTTGCCTATTCAGTACATAAAAAAATATAAAACTAAAAGGCAGTTATTAATTCTATTCTTTGGAATGTTATTCATAAATTTATCCTTTTCATATATATTAAGTTATCATATTTTTAAATATATTTTGATTTTAGTTTTTATATATTTCTTATTAAAACTGCTAGATGTAAAGAATACTAAGATTTATGATGCGGCTATACACTTATCATCTATGCTTTTGAAAACATCAATAGAATTTCTGTTTATAATTACATTGCTAGGAATTATAGATATTAAAATTTTAATAATACTCTTTCAGGTTGTATCATTAGGAATATTTATTTTGATAAAAAAGCCTTTGCTGCTATTATATAATAGATTACAAAAATATTGGGATAGTGGTACTGCGTTTTATCATAGATATATAGTATTATTAATTTATATTAGTACAATTATTTTGATACTATATAATATGATGCAATTCAAGGAGGTGTAAAGTTATGAAAAAAGCTCCACAGTATCTTCCGCCATGGTGGAAATTCCTTTGGTCAGATTTCAGAACAGCGTTCAAGAAAAAGTAGGTTAGTATGGATAATTTTACTTTGAAAGAGAAACTTATGATTATTTCGTTTCAACTTTCTGCTTTTCTTATATTTGTGTTTTTATCATTTATTGTAAACGAAGTTGTTATCGGAATTATTATCTGGACAATATTTTGCATAGTAAATGTTTTTATTCCAGAAAAATCAAGATTACACGCAGACAAATTAAGACATTGCTTTGTACTCTCGATATTGTTTCTCTTTGTTTGTGTCTTAACATATAAATTAGCATTACATTATATGGATAAATTTGAAAGTATAGTCTTTACTGTTAGTATTCTATTACTTGGAAATTTTATAACTTCAAATATGTTATGGTGGAATAGTCAAAGCAATTATCAGTCATTAAAAGATTTTGTAAAATATAATCCTACTGACAAAGAACTTGTAAAATACGAAGAATATTTAAAAGATACAGACAGATTTAGATATTGCATATTCATGGCTATTTTTAGAGAAAATAAATCTTGGGATAAAGTTATTGAGGAATTAGATATTGCAAATAATAGAACATTGGATAAAGAAATTTATGCAATATATAGCTCATTAGAGTATGTTTTAAGATTAAGAAAATAATAGAATAATTTTGTGTATAGTACCACTAGAGATAGTGGTATTTTTTGATGTACTATTAACTTAGAGTAGAGAGCAATTATTTATTATTTATACTAGCCCAGCTTTTTTAGATAATTTATTTTTGTTCTCTAATCAAATAAAAAGCTGGGAGGGATAAGAGATGCCACAAATGAATTATTATGGTTATGGTTATACAGAGAACACAAATTTCTTTACAGGTAGTATTGACCCTGATGGAAATATTTTGCAATGGCAGGGGCAAACCTCTGCATTAGTAGGTAAATCAAATGAAGCTATCCAAGAAATTCTTGATAGATTGAAAGAGTACAAAGACAAATTAATAGAACTAGGAGTAATTTCTAACAAGACACCAGAACAGTTAGCACAAGAACAACAAGCGAAGATTAACGAAGAATTATTAGCCACAATGCAAGAACTAAACAATAAGGGAAAATATGCAGAGTTGCAAAATGAAGAACAAATTAAAATAAATGAGCAACTATTAGAAACTGTTAAAAGTCAAGCAGATGCAATAAATTCTTTGAATTTGAAATTGGAAGGAATGATAGAAAATGGGAATAATGGACCTAGTATTGCCGCAAGCGAGCAAGATGCTTCGGTAGAAGTGAAGCGGAAATAAAGCAAGCATATCAGCAGGCAAAAAAAATGGGATTAAAAGCAAATAATGCAGATGATGTGAAAAGGATTTTAAGACAGCAAGGAATACCATCTTCATTTATAGATAAAGTTTCAAATATAGCAAAGCCATTGGCAGGTTTTATTGGACTTAATAGCAAACAAGTAGATACATTTGCAAGTCAGATAAAAGAAGATAGACCTGTCAATCCTAGTAATAATTTTAATAAAGAATATCCAAAAATATAATTGCAATTATATATATTAATTTTATTATAAAGGAGGTGTAAAGAGATGGCATATATTCAAGAAAACGATAACATTGGAGGAGGAGGCTTTGGTGGCTTCGGAGGCTTTGGTGGCGGAAGTGCTTGGGCTATAATTCTTCTAGTAATTTTAGTTGTTTGGATACTATTCCGTGATAGACATGGAGTAGACGGCTGTGCAGACGGACTTAGAGGATTTGCTCCATTTGGATTTGATGGATTTAGACATGATGGTTGTGGGTGTGAATTGAGAGGTTGTCGCCCAGCGTTCCACGATGAAAGCAATTTTGAAGAAGAAAGAAATCTTGAAAAATTCATGTGTAATAAATTCGACAGAGTTTATGACAAGGAATGTAAAATAGAGATGGATATATTCAAAGATGGAATGGAAACAAGAAAGCTAATCGAAAGCAACTATGTTCAAGAGCTTCGTGATAAACTAACTGAAAAAGCTAGTGAAATTGCGACATTGAAATCTGAAATGTTTACAACTGCTCAAATTGGTGCATTAGGTGCAAGCCTAGGAGCTAAGATTGAAGTTGTAGATGAAATGGTAGAAAGACTTGCTTGTGAACTTCCAAAAAGACCACCAGTTTTCGCAACAACAGCAACCCCATGTGCGACTGAAATCGTAACAGGTTGTGGGTGTGACAGAGATAGAGATTTTAGAGGTCACAGACCTTTCGGTGGAGAATTTCCAGCATTTGGATAAAATCAAATAAAGAACTCGTTTATTGTGAACGTAAAACAATAATTATAGGATTGTTTTATGCAGTCCTATTTTTAAAGGAGATGATAAAATGATACAAGGATTAATTCTTTTAGGTGCTGGGTATCTTTTAGGAAATGAAAAAGCTCGCAATTCAGTATTTGATGGACTTAAAAAAGGAGTTCAGAATGGTATAGATAATCTGAATAAAAAGGGTGGTGCAGATGTTAGGAATGATAATGAAATCAGTCCTCTTGGGACAAATGAACCGAAATCTGCCGAATATAATGGATTTGAGGGGCAATAGAAAAAATGTTAGTCGTGGAACAATTCCACATCGTAACAATGTAACCGATATAGATAATATAATAATTATAATATTAACAGGCGTAAACATATACCTTACATGGTATATAACAAAACAAAACGATGCCATTATACACAATGGTTTGAGTAATACAAAAAACAATCAAATTATGGTAGAAGAACTCAAAAATATTAATGAAAATTTAAAAGAAAGGAAATGATATTATGGATAATAGAAATTTATTTCCAATAGACTTAATAATCGCATCAGGCACTTCTTTAATTATAGTTGTTCCTGAAATTGGACTTACAAATAGAAATATGTATAATTTATTTTTCAAATTGAATGACAAGTTGAGAGATAAATTTAAGACACAAGCAACAGGTACAGAAAGTGTTGCAATTCAAGTAGGAGTTAATGGAACTCCAATTCCTTTATTGGATAATGCAGCAAATATTTTCTTGTCTGACTTATTATTCTATACAGTTTATAGATTAAGATATGGTAACAATGGTCTTCCAGCAGCTATTCCTCATTTTATTGCACTAAACACCCCAAGATTTGCAAGACCAATAGACCCAGCTAATCCAACAGGAACTATTGAAGAATGATGGATATAGAATATTATTGCCAATATATTTGTAAAAGGAAAAACTGTATTGCAAAATATCCTGACGAGATGCTTGATGATGATATGCTAGAAATGAAAAAGATTAAGCAATACGAAATTTGTCCTTTATTTAAAAATAATTAGAAAGGGGATTACAAAATGGAAAATTTTTACAAACAAGTAGATGCAATTATAACAACACACGCATTGCTATATGACAAAGCTATGAAAGCAATGCAATTCATGGGATATAATGGATTTAAAAGAATGTATAGATGTTTGACAAAAGAATTCTGGTGCTATCATGTAGACTTAGAAAACGAGTTGTTCAATAAGTATCGCCAAGTTCTGGACACAAATTTGCAAGATTTTAATTATAAGCCCGCAAACTTAAAAGAACATCTAACATATATGGACACTAAATTATTGCAAGATATTCAGGAGCTAGGAAAATTGAACAAGCAATATATGGAACAAACTGGATTTGAATGTGGATTAATTAAAAGTGTTGTAGGCTGTATGTTGCATGACTATGAAAAATCAGGTCGTTGGTTAAAGAGATTTGATGAAAGTCAATGGAATAGACATGATATTGCTTATGTTGACGACTATCTTCACGCTAAGTATAAGGCGAAGGAAGGAGGATAAACAATGATGTCAAATGAAATAAAACAAGTTCTATCTGAATTAGAGGACCACGAAAAATATAAAAAGATGGCAGAAAGTACAAATGACCCAGAATATAAAAGTCAATTAATGGAAATGGCAGAAGATGAACTAAAACATTTAAAATATCTAATGAAGATGTATCCTGAAATTGCTAGTCTAATTGAAAAATTAAAAACTATCAATCTCGGTGGCAATCCTTACTAGGATATAAAAAGCACAAAAACATATTGTGCTTTTTTTAATGTTGTGTTAATATTAAAATAAAGGAGGCTTTGCTTATGGAAATAGTTAAAAAAATTGCAAAGTACACTACGAATATTTTAGCAATAATAAATGCCCTAATACTTGGATTACACCCTATATGGAACATACCTCATGCTGAAAAAATAAGTGCAACAATAATTGTGATTGTAGGTGTTATCGGTATATATTTATTAGGAGATAAGGCAGTAGATAAAATTCAGGAAAAAATGGAGGGATAATATGGAAGAAAATAATGCAAATTTAGAAGCAGTAGATGTGAACGAAGATTTACAAACTCTCACAAATGAAGATGACATGAGAATAGAAGGAGCAGTTGAAAACGAAAATAAACTTTCTGAAAAGGAGGTAAAACATTATGCAGATGAGAACAACAAAACCTAGTGTCGGAAATAAATATTATATAAGACAGGTTTCAGGCGGATGGAATGGAGCAATCCAAGGAAAACCGACTGACCCTAGCGTAAATGTTTTAGCAAACTGTGTAGGCTATGCAAATGGTCGTTTTGCTGAAATACAAAACGAAAATAGAATTAAATTTCAATTAGTAAGCAATGCTGTGGCTTTTATTGAAAGAGCAATAGCACAAGGTCTTACAATAAGTGATAAGCCAATTCTTGGAGGCATCATGGTATGGGGTGGAGGAAGTACAGGAGCAGGTCACGTTGCAATATGCGAAAGAATTGATATTGATAATGAACAAGTATACACATCTGAAAGTGCTTGGAATAGCACAACATTTTATAATCAAACTAGACGTAGAGGGAATGGAAATTGGGGAGCGAGTAGTGCTTATTATTATAGAGGTTGTATCGTTAATCCTAGCGTTAATGCAGAAGTTCCACCTACACCACCATCTCCACCATCAGAAACAAAATACACCGTTGTTAGAGGGGATACAGTTAGTAAAATAGCACAGAAGTTTTATGGAAAATCTACAAAGACAGAATGGGATAAAATTAGATTTGCTAATAATCTTAATGCTAATTATCTGATTATAGTAGGTCAATCTTTAATAATTCCAGATGTAGGTAGTTCTCCATCAGGTCCATCAACAGTAGGTCTAACAAAAATATTCAGAAATAATCATACAAAAATATATCCAAACGCTGACTTAACTGGAAATCCATGGGATTATCTTGCAAATACAAGTGTAGTTATATTAGAAAATCTTGCAGGAGGAATTGACAAAATTAGAGTTAGAGTTAATGGTAGAGAAGGATACGTTTCTAATAGCGTTTACAAGTAATTTTATAGAGCCTAGAATTTCTAGGTTCTTTACATAGGAGGTTGATTATTATGCCATATAATGAAGCTGGAATAGAATTTGATAAATTAGGTCAGCCTAATGGTACAATACTGACTAGGAGTGGAGAACTCGTGCGTACAGATTATCCGCCAGAACTATTAAAACAAATGTATAGAGATGGACCTATACAATATGATAAATTAGGACAACCGAATGGAGATGTGCTAACAAGAGCAGGCGATGTTGTTCCAGAAAATATGATAGGTGTTCCTAGAGCTGAAAGGATACACCAATATAGAGATGCTGAAATTCAATATGATAAATTAGGACAGCCAGATGGAGAGATTAAAACAAGAATAGAGATAGTGCCACGGACCAGAGCCAGAACTAGATACTGTTGATATTATTAATTCTCCATATCCGACTATTGGAGGAGGCAATCATTTTAGTTTTGTGACATCTAAAGGATTAATTGTTATGGGTGCAACATTAGCGAATTCGGGTATTTGGTATTTAGATAAAATTAATAAAAAATGGATACAGCCATGGGCTTCTGGTGCAAATTATCAATTCTTTTTTGAGAATAAAGTAGGCGATGTTTTTCTTGGTTCAAGTGCAGCTACTTATGTCATGGGATTAAGAAATGATAATAAAGCAGCATTTTTCCCGTTTGGATTTGTTAATTATGCAAATGTACGATATTATTTTGAAGACCCAGATACAGATATATTGTTTGCATCAGGTAGTGCAGCAAACTTTGGAATTTGGAAATATAACTATACAACAAGAGCTTTTGCTCAAATATTAACAACAGGAACAAATTATGACACATTCTTTAAACATAAAAAAACAGGAAAATATTTTGTAAGTGGACAGGCAGCAAATAGTGGTATATTAGAATATAACCCAGCAGGTAATAACTTCGTATCTAAATATTCTTTAGGAAATAATTGGAGATTTTTTGAAAGAAGTAACGGAGAATTATACGCATGGAGTACAGTTTCAGCAGACCAAAGTATTTTAAAATACAACGAAACAACTGGAAATTGGGATTTATTCTTTACAGTAGGAGTTAATTTTACAGTTGCAAGTTTTTACGAAGATAAATCAGGAGAATTTTTCTTAAATACAGGAAAATTATGGTTACTAGATGCAGGAACATTTGTAGACGTTTATGCAACAACAACAGCAGGTACTATGGTTTGGAATAGTTGGGCGGAAGATAATTCAGGAGGATTATTCGTAGGTGGTGCAGGAACTGGAACAGCATCAGTAGGTATATTGAAATTCAATAGAACTACAAGAGTATTTGATTTGAATTATGCTACAAATGGTGGTTGGAGAGTATTTGCAACAAAAGCAGGACAAATATTTGCTTTTAGCATAGTTGTAAGTGGATTTATTAGATTATATAATCCGTCAACAAATGTATTTGACCAAGTAAGTACACAGAGTAACATGGTTTATAATTTATTTACAGAAGATAGTAAAGGTAGAGTTTGGATTGCAGCAGGAACATCAGGAGGGTCAGGAAATCCACGGAGGAATATTAAAATTCAATCCAGCAGCATCGGGAACAAATAGATTTGAACAAACATGGGATTGGTCATATCCAGACTTTAATAGAAATTGGACATTATATGAAGAAGATGGAAAATTATATGCTTCAAGACCATTTATGTCAGGTAGATTATTATGGAACGAAACAACTAATAAATGGGAATGGGATAATTTAGATTATGGTGGAGAGCCATTTGGAAATAAACACTTAATATCTTCACAAATAGGTTCGTTAAATGCGTGGTTTATGTTGGCTCATTTATTCGACAAAAAAACAGGCAAAAAGATTGTTATGCCTATGATACCATATAGTATGAGTAGTGCATTGCAACAATCCCCTCCTTCTGCCGTACAAAATGAATATTACGCATTAATATGGGATACAGCATCAACAAATGCAAAAATGATTTATGTAATATAAAAATAAGGAGGGTTTATCCCTCCTTATTTAGTTCTTCCATCTCTAAGTCTAATATCTCTCTGCGAATATCCATCTTTGCTATATCAGATACTTTTAGCTCCCAATTATAGTATGTTATATCTTTCGCAGCTTCGGCAATCTTTCTACCTAGTTCTCGGAACTCATCTGACATTTTAATAAATTCATTTGTTTTCCTTAGCTTTTCTTGGAGTTCTTTCTCTACTTTAATTTCATACTCCCTATTAAGTCTTTCTATCTCATTTTTTTTCAGCACCCCTCTTGTTTGTATGCCTAGACCGAAATCTATATTTATCTTATCCATGGCTTCCTGAAATCCTAAATGGAATAATCCTTGTACGAACTCTATCAAGTCGCCACCTTTACCACAAGCATGACAGTAAAATGATTTCTCATTAATTTGCATCGAATAATTTTTATCTTTTCCATGAAATGGACAGGAACACATTTTTTTATAATATCTAATATTATATTTGTTAAGAATATCTATCATATCTAAACTTTGTTTGATTGCTTCTTTTACTAACATATCTAACTCCTTTTCTTAATTTCTTCCTGAATAATTTGTACTGCTTCTTCTGGCGACCTTACAATTTCTGCTCTATGACCATATTCACGCATTACTTGTAGAAAGTTTTTCTGTGCATCTGATGCTCTACCTTTAGCAGACTTTACTTCAAAAAATATTACAAATCCTTGTCCTACAAATAAAAGGTCTGATAATCCATCTATACCTATCTTTACTTTTTCTCCATACATAGTCATAAATACACCAGACTGCTGTCTGAAACATACTCCGTATTTCGAGCAAGCTACTCGTATTCTATTCTGGATTGGCGTTTCAGTAGTTCCCATGCTTTTTCTCCCACATCTTATTTTCCTTATAATCAGTTCTTACTCTAGCCCAATATTCTGGGTTTTTATATCCTCTAGCATATCCTATGGCTACTAACTCCTCATAAGTTTTTCCTTTAACTTCATTTTTCTTTTTTTGTCTTTCTATCTTTTCAATCTTTTCTAACTCGGCTCTTTTTTCTTCTTCAAGTTCTTTCCTTGTTTTTCCATTATCAAATCCACAATATGGACATATAGCTGATATACCTAAATAACATTTGAAACATTGTCTACACTCTCGAACTAGGACATCTCGTTCTCCATTTTTATTCTTACATTTTTTTCCTTCCTGTAAATCCCAATCTCTATCCTCTGTTGGCATACCATGTCTAAAAGCATTTCCTACAAAGTCTATTATCACAGCTCTTTTATTTTCTTGTGGTCTTAGACATCTTGTACTTTGTTGGATATATAGAGCCAGACTTTGTGTAGGTCTTAAAAGTAAGCAACAATCACAATCTGGAACATCGAAGCCTTCTCCGACCAAATCTACATTTGTCAATATGTCAATTCTATTATTCCTAAAATCATCTATAATCTTATCTCGTTCTTCTTTTTTAGTTGTTCCATCAAAATGCTTAATCCTATATCCTGCATCATTAAATTTCTGCTCTATCTTTTTACTGTATGCTATTCCAGCACAGTATATTATCGTTTTTCTACCTGCTGCATATTTTTTATAATTTGCTATAATATCTCCGTAAATCTGCTGTTTATCTAGTGCTATCTCTACTTCTTCGGCTGAATAATCTCCTGCTCTAATCTTGATAGTTGAGAAATCAGCATTAATTTTAGGAGCGTAATAATCATAATTTGCTAAAAATCCTAACTTGATTAATTCACTCGCCTGCACATCTGACACTATTACATCAAAAACATCTTTTAACGGCTTTCCTGATAACCTTGTGGCTGTTGCTGTTAGTCCTAGAATGAACGCATCAGGATACTTTTCTTGGATTTTAAGATAACTATTTGATGAAGCATGATGGCACTCATCAAATACTATAAAATCAGGTGTTTCGTTAATCTTTTCTAATCTATTTACTAATGATTGTACCATATGAAATTTTAGATTTTCATTATGCAATCCATATCTATTTATAGTTTCAACAGCTTGGTCTAGGAGTTCTTTCCTATGTACTACAAAAAAAACAGTTTTGCCTTTGCTAATACTGTCCTGTAAAATAGATGTTGCGATAACAGTTTTTCCACTTCCGACACGGAGCTAATAAAATTACTTTCTTGCTATGTATAAACGCTTCCCTTGTCTTATCTTTTAATTTTATCTGATAATTTCTTAATTTTAACATTTTTCGACCTCTTAAAATCGTTTTTGACGGTTTGTATGGTTTGAGGCATGGTAGTATATGTCTATATCATTTTTATAGTCAAACTACCTATGCCTCATTCTCACGTTAAGGGTTTATTTGGATAAGTGGTATTGAATTATCTCCACCTATCATCGTAGTCGGATAATTACCGCTCCATTTGCTAATTGCTTTTTCTTGTATCTCTAATCTCTTTAAATCCAAAGATTTTTCTGTAATACTTGCATTTTGTAGTTCTCTTACTTTAGCATCTGCTTCTGCGTTTGCAACTTTCTTTTCGTTTTCTACAATGGCTTTCTCTAAGTCATATTGAGCAGCCTTAGCTTGTTGTTCCATAACCTGTTTAGCTTCGATTGCTTTGTTATAATCTTCGCTAAAATCTAAATTAATTAAATTAAAATCAACTATTGTAAATCCTCTTGCAGATATTTTATCATTAAGCAACTCTGTCATTTTCAAACTTACTTCTGACCTTTTAGTTATCATTTCTTCTGCTGTATATTGTGCAGTTGTAGATTTGATTGCTTCTAATATCGCTGGGTCTACTATGATTGATTTGAAATCTTTTCCAACTTCTTGGAATAATTTGTTTGCCTTATCTTTACTTACGCTATAATTTACAGCTATTTGAATATTAATTACCTGCAAATCCTTAGATGCACACTCTGTACTTACTTCTGTTTTTTGAACACGACAATCAATTTTTTCTATCTTTTCTATGAACGGAGCTTTCCAGTTAAGTCCTTCCCCTATCATAGTTTCTTGAATTGCTCCAAATCTTGATTTTACTCCTACAAATCCTGTTGGAACTGTTGTTATTGAACTAATCAATATCATTGCTATTAAAAATAATATGAATACTAAAATACCTATTGTTATTTCTTTTCTCATTTTCATTTTCCTTTCTTTAATTAAAATGGTAATTCATCTCCGTTTGCATCATGTGTTGCTGGTCCTGATTGAGCTTCATATTGCAAGTCGGAAACTTCTTCTTTTTTAGTATCAGCAAAATATAATTCTTCTGCCACTACTTCTGTAATATAAACTCTGGTCTTATCTTCTTTTTCATAATTTCTTGTCTGAATTCTTCCAATAATACCAACCTGCTGTCCTTTTCTAAAGTATTTCTCGCAGAACTCTGCTGATTTATTCCAAGCCACTATGTTTATGAAGTCTGCCTGTCTTTCTTCTCCTTGCTTAATAAATCTTCTGTTTACTGCTAAAGAGAATGTCGCTACCTTCATGTTGCTAGTCTGTGTAAATTTTATTTCTGGGTCTTTAGTTAGTCTTCCCATCAAGGTCACTTTATTCATCTTTCTTCACTCTCCTTGTTCTTTTAGGCTTTTCTTCACTAGCAGCTACTTCTTTTTTAGGTGCTGTTTTCTTAGGCTTTTGAGCCTCTAGTAGTTTTTGTATTTCGGCATCTTTTTCCTCTGCTAATTTTATTGCAGCTTCAAGTGCTTCATTTTGAGTGTCAAGTTCTTTTTGTAATTTATCTCTATGTTCTCTTAGTCTATCACGCTTTCCTTCTAACACTTTGTAATCGGCTTCAAGTTCTTTACCTTTTTTCCCTAGTATATAGCAACCTATTGCAAGCACTATATTTGCTAGAGCAAGACAAATTATTAAAATAATTGTTCCAGCCATTAACAAATCCTCCTTTCTATAAATTTCTATAATCTATTATATTTTCTGATGTCAATTTCTTCGTGAACTTACAATAGTCACATTTTTCGCACCTTACAGGAGCTTCTTTCTGTGTCTTGACATCATAAATTCTTGGTAATATCTCTTTGATTATAGTCATTTTTGCATCTAATACCTCTTGCGGTATTCCTAAAAGAGCTATATCTGGCTCTTTTTCCTTTGTTGCTACTGCTATATAGTAAGGTAATTGTTTACCTGTGTTTTGTCTTACAATCTCTTGATATAGAGATGCTTGTTGTGGATAGTTCCAGAAATCTATAAAGTTTTGCTTTTCTTTCGTCTTATCGTTCCAAAGTGGCTCTAAATCTCTAACTATTTTTAGGTCAACGATTGCTTTTTCTGGGAATAAACTATCTATCTTTACTTTTACTGG